GGAACTGCATCTTTTCAACTAGAGACAATATCTACTGGAGTTGTAATGAACAACTCAGGAGCAGTTGGAAGTGTAGGTAATTTAATTACGGGTTCAGACATCAATATTCGTTGGGAGATCTCTGCCGTTAATACTGGCTCTGGAGTATTTTCTATCATAATCAGACGCGGAGACGACACAAATAATAACAAGACTATATTAGAGACTTGGAACAATTTGTCTCTAGATCCTAATCAAAATAACTACATAGAGTACGTTATAGGTAGCCAAAAAAATGTAGTTCAATTGGACTCTTCAAATTCTCAATACTACATACAACCACAAGGCGCTTATCAGAACAAATCAAAATACGTTCGCGTAATACCTGGCACAGTAGCCGCTACTCCGAATTATTTCGATGCTGCGGGAAATCCAGTATCCTCTTTGACGGGATCCATGCCTCGTATAGGTTCAGGTTCACTTCACGGAGCTTTTTCTGGAGCAACTGGAGCAATATTTGGATTCGCAAATTCTACTCCAAGCGCGCCTTTAACATTGAATCAATCAATAAGCGGTAGTTCTGTTGCGAACTCTGCAGCTACGAACGTACAAGGATTGTTGGACACAGATTACGCTATAGCAATAAACTTACTTAGAAATAAAGACGAGTATCAATTTAACGTAATTACTGCGCCTGGTCTTAACTCACTAAACGCACCAAGCTCTACAGCAGATTTAATAAGTTTAGCGGCCGATAGAGGCGACAACATAGCAGTGGTTGATATGGTTGGATACAGTTCTAATCTAACATCCGTTATATCACAAGCTTCTACTTTCGATAACTCTTACGCAGCCACTTATTGGCCTTGGGTACAAGTAAGATCGGTAGAGACTGGAAGAATACAGTTCGTTCCACCCGCTACAGTGATTCCTTCAGTATACGAATACAATGATAAAGTTGCCGCTGCTTGGTGGGCTCCAGCTGGAGTTGATCGTGGAGGTTTAGGTAACGTTATTCAACCAGAAAGAAAAGTATCGTTGAACGATCGTAACCTTTTATACGCAGGAAAAGTTAACCCGATCGCTAGTTTCCCTGGAGTTGGTGTAGCAATATACGGTCAAAAGACTCTGCAATCCAAAAACTCAGCATTAAATAGAGTTAGCGTAAGACGACTCTTGATAGAATTGAAATCTTACATAGGTCAAATAGGACAAACTTTAGTGTTCCAACCCAACACTCAAGTTACAAGAAATAAATTCTTGAATCAAGTTAATCCTTACCTTGAATCCGTACAACAGCGTGAAGGTTTATACGCATTTGAAGTAATAATGGACGATACTAACAACACTCCCGATACAATCGATCGTGGAATTCTTGTAGGAGCCATTAACATAAAACCCACAATCGCTGCGGAAATCATCAGCTTGACCTTTAACATCATGCCAACTGGCACTACTTTTAACGTATAATTAAATGAAAGACACTACAATTTTAAGAATAAAAGTTCCAAAAAAACTTTACGAATCGGTAAGTAAACAATTGATAAGGGAATCCGAAGACGAGCAGATGGTAAAAGTAACTCTTGACGAGTATACTGGTAGTTCTTGGGAATACGATTTGGGTAAATGGACTGCAGACAATTGGCCGGCAATCGCAGACGCACTAAAGAGTACATCAACTGACCCAGGTCAAGCCATGGCAGATTTAGGAGGACAAGTAATGACATTAGCAACTGCTGGTACAGTGATGTTAAGCGCTGGTTTGGCTGTAGCAAAAGACAGCATAGTAGCCGCAGCTAAAAAAGTAAAAGAAAAACTCGCAAATAAAGAAGGCGCAGCTGTTCCCGCTATATCTGAAGGACTTGAAGAGGGAGACGATCTTTCTCAAATTCTTGCCAAAGTGCCAGAAGACATAAAATCAAAAGTGCAAGAAGCCAAACCAAAGCCAGAAGACAAAAAAGAATTGGTAAAAGAGTATGAAAGAATTTACAAAATGATAGATGGACAATGTTATCGTGTCGACGACGAAGGAAACAAAGTAAAAGTAAATTCTAAGTACTGCAATTAATAGTTATACGTATATTTATAAAAAGAAAAAACAAAACGAAAAATGCCAATACTTTCTCCAAACGAAATAATGTTTACCGCTTTCGAACCGATGTTACAGCATCGTTTCATATTTTACATAGACGGTATTCCTGCCTATATGATTAAAAAGGCAGACGCTCCAGGAGTATCATTTAATGAGATAAAGTTGGATCACATCAACGTATATCGTAAGATAAAAGGTAAAGCTGAGTGGAGGGACATCACTCTTGGGTTGTACAGTCCCATATCTCCTTCTGGCCAGCAGGCTGTGATGGAGTGGGTAAGACTTCACCACGAATCAGTAACAGGCCGCGACGGGTACTCAGATTTTTATAAAAAGGACGTAAACTTGAACGTAGTTGGTCCGTTGGGCGACATAGCTAGTTCTTGGGTGATAAAAGGAGCTTTCATCAAGGAAGCAAATTTTGGAAACTACGACTTTTCTGCAGTAGAAGCGGTGGAAATCAGCATGACTCTTGGAATGGATTACTGTGAAATTCTCTTTTGAGCTATCATACTAACTAATTTACTGAACTAGATTATTAATTTAGTAAAACTCCCAATATTTATAGTAAAGGGAGTTTTTTTATGCTAAGTACTTATTTTAAATTAATTAGAAAAGCGATATCACAAAATAGACAAAAGGGCGATGGAGGTTATTACGAATCTCATCACATAATTCCAAAATCTTTCGATAAAAAAAGTAGCACAGTATTATTAACCCCGGAAGAGCACTATAGGGCGCACAAAATACTTGTAGAATGCTTCAAACATCATCCAATATATTGCCATAAAGTATATTGGTCATTTCACAGAATGTCTTATGATGGTAAAAGAGTAATCTCTGAAATAGAATATAAGCAAGCGAGGGAAACTTTGATGTCTTTTTGGAAAAGAAAAAAATCAGAAACTCACAAAAAAAATATAGGATCAAAGCATAAGGGCAAAAAGTGGATAATTAATCCAATAACTAAAGATATTAGACAAATTGATGCTAAAGATCTTCAAAAATACTTAAATGAGGGTTGGATAAACAGCAACAAAAGTGTAGGCCAAAAAAGATCTGAAAGTACCAAGAAGAAAATATCAGAGAAAGCTAAAAATAGATCCAAAGAAGCTTATAAAAATATAGGATCTCTTGGAAAAGTAGTTTGCGAAAATTTAAAAGATGGTACTGTACACGAAGCAGCTTCAGCTACTGAATTGGCCAAAAAATTAAACATGCATTATTCATTTATTCATGATTACTTAAATAGAGGAATAAAAAGAAGAGGGGGTAGTAAGTATTACGAATTCTTAAATACGCATAAAATTTATTACAAAATTTAAAATATACATATTTATAGAAAACAGTTACAATGTCAGATCAAAAATTTGTTACACCAACAGAAAACATAGAACTACCTTCAAAAGGTCTTCTGTACCCAAAATCTAATCCTTTGTCTTCAGGATTTGTCGAAATGAAATACATGTCCGCTAAAGAAGAAGACATCATCACAAACGTGAATCTGCTTAAACAGGGCATCGCGATAGAGCGAATGTTAAAATCTCTTATTAAATCTCAAATAAAGTACGAGGATTTGCTCCTGGGTGATAGGAACATGCTGTTGATAGCCGCTAGAATATTAGCGTACGGACCAGAGTACTCGTTTAAGTACCCTCACCCAATCACTGGAGAATTTGAGGTGGTTAAAGTTGACTTACAACAACTCAATCATAAGAAAGTAGATTACTCAGTATACAATGAAAACAACGAGTTCACTTTCGAGTTGCCGTACACAAAAAACGTAGTTACTTTTAAAATACTGACCGTAGAGGACGATAACAAGATAGAGCAAGAGATAAAATCTACGAAGAGGGTGTTAGGAGAAGACGCTATTGGTGAGTACACTACGAGATTAAAGTACCAACTCACTTCAATAAATGGAGACAGATCTCAAGCTACGATAAGACAATACATAGATTCTGGTAACTTAATATCAAGGGACAGCGCACCGCTTAGAAAGTATATGCGAAGCGTAACTCCAGACTTGGATATGAACATTAACGCAACCTTCGCAGATGGATCCACTAAGTTGGTTAGCCTACCGATAGGCGCAGATTTCTTTTTCCCTCAAGATTAATTAAGATCGACGCATGGACGACACTTACAAAAAAATAGTGCCCATGTTTCCCACTAAAGAATACAGGTCAGAATTCATGACCGAAGTGTTCGAATTGACCTACTACGGAGGTGGAGGATTCAATTATTCCGAAGTGTGGAACATGCCTGTACCTTATAGGAGGTTTAATCTAAAAAAGATACAAGAGCACTTAGAAAAGGTTAAAGAGTTCTC